ATGGAGAATATAATCGCACAATTTCAGCGGCGTTGAAATACTATCAAACCGACATTGGAAATAGTGTGATTACCACGCAGCTGAGTGAATACCTAGCTGTGGTAACACTGTTTGAAACCTTGTTACAGAGCATAATCGATAACACAGCAGTAGCCGCACCAAAGCAGGATTTGTTCCTCCAGATCATTGATCCGGCATTCCAGTCCGAGGTAGGCGCTGATGTTGTCATCACAGATTTGATCACAGCGTTCAAGGATGTGATTGATGGGTCGGGATCGGTGAATTATCCCAAAGACAATGAAGAGATGGATGTGTTCCTTGCCAACGATACAGTGCGTTGGCAAGCTATATCAGCTATAGGCCATGGCGGATTCATGGCTGTGTTGGATCCAACCGGCCAGATATTGTCAAGGTCTCCATACTTCCAAGAGTGTGCTTCATTCAGCCGCAGCAAGGACAGACAGGTATTTGCTGGTGGCATGTTCACAGACGGATTTGCAGGTAATCTTGAATTCAACATCGACGTCGTGGCTACTTCAACAAGATTAGAAGTCAGTGATCTTGATAGATATCCACAACTGCCAGCATCATTTATTGTAGCAGATTCTGTATATAGAATAAACTATGTCCGAGACTTTGTCTATGACAAAGATGGCAGCACAGCTACATTTGTTTTAGATGAAACAACTCCTTGGCCATTCAGTATATTCACCTACGACGATGCTGCCTGCAGTCGAGACACTGGATTGATATTAGATGGATTGGGCCGTGATATCGTACTGGCCACTAACTATTGGACACGACAAAATGGCTTGACCTACAGACTAAGTCAAAGTGCAGTGGTGTTGGCAGATCAACGGCTTATCACTCTTGAAGCTATTGCATTTGTGCATGAGTCTGTGAATGAACTGATCACTGTTTATCCTACCATCCAAGACACGGTGGATTTAAGCAATACAGTAATCGCAGACATTATAGAACGCGGTCCTGTAGCAGCACCTGCTCTGTCATTTACACTGCCATCTACAGCGTCTGCCAATGTCACTAATGCGTATACATTGCTGTTGGCGAACAGAGACTACGCAGTGGCTGAACTGGTGGCATATATCAATACTCAGATATCAAGTAATATCGCCCCGTTTACCACTGCCACTGTGTATGTCGCCAGCGAAGTGGAATATCAGGTCAAACAGGCAGCGGAAGCTGTGATCCATGATGTGATCTATGGCGGAAACGTGGCTACTCGCACAAGAGCATTGAAATTCTATAACAATCTCACAGGCGCGGTCATCACTGATTCTGCACTGACAAAGACTCAATCGGCATCATGGAATGCCTATTTGAACTATCTACTCGGACGAGTGGTACAAAATTTGGCACCTGCTGTGAGTTATTCTGCGGTATCAAGGATCACGGGTACACCAGCGTCTGCCACAGAAGCTGCTACCATAAACACCCTGATGACCAACATGAGTTCAATCATAGGTGCTGCCAACTTCACAGCCGCACAGGCAGTGGTAGCAATCACAGAACCCAGCTTTGTTGGTTATACTGCCAATAACATTGCTGTTAGAACCATCATTCAGACCAACAGAGCTGTGCTTCAGACTGCTGCTGTGGACTATGTGGATTTTTACGGCAATCGCTACGAACTGTTGGCTCCAGGCAACAGAAGCATGTTGGCCAATGACTTCACACAGATCAACGATCTAGGCTACGGAGTAGTAGTGGCCAATGGCGGCCTTAATGAATTAGTGTCGATCTTCACTTACTACTGCCATATAGCCTATTACTCATTGTCCGGAGGACAGATACGTTCAGTGGCTGGGTCTTGTGCTCAAGGCAATTACGCACTGGTAGCAGAGGGTGCAGATCCACTAGAAGTTCCTACTCCTACCACAATCTACGAAGACCTCAACCAAAGAGTAGATTGTTATTTCCCTAGCGGATCATTTGCCAACGTGGCAGGTGGATTGGCTATATTTGTGTATAATTACGACTACACACCACTGAGTGGATCTGAATTAGAAATTCTGCACACCTCAGATATATATAGATATCCAGTGACTAGTGTCACGGTGACTGATCTGCCCACAGGCGTAGCAAGATTAAATCTCACCACTGGTACTGGAAGCAGCACACAAGGTTTGTTTGCAGTTGTAGCGAATGGCACTAAAATGACCCTGCGTCAGAGTAATACTACTCTGCTCACAGGCAGTCTTGAAAATGTGGCAGTTAGACCATCGACTGGATTGAAACTTCGTGAAACACTGGGTACCGTTTATCGTGTCCTGCAGTTTAACTCCGCCACTGACAGCAACGGACCTTATGAAATTTTAAGCAACACAGCTACCCCTACTATATTCCGTGTGTCAGTTACCATCACTACCATTGCTAGTAATGTGTGTACAACCAGTGGCAATCACAAACTGAGGATCGGAGACAGGATAATTCCAACCAGCACTGCCAACAATTTTGTCAGTGGCACTACCTATTACATTATCACTCAGCCCACATACAAGACCTTTACTGTGAGTACCAGTCCAGGTGGCAGCACGTTTGCGTTGACCAACGGCAGTGGACTTACCATCAAAGCCGCCAAGAGTCATAAATTGTTGGAAAATTATACCATCAGTTTCACAACCACAGGCACACTGCCGTCACCACTGTTGGTGGGAGAAACTTATTTTGTGTTACCTACCAACCTCACAGAAACACAGTTCAGCATCAGCACTCAGAAAAACGGAGCTGCTGAGAGTATAATCACTGCCGGCAGTGGAGTTCACAGTTATGCCATAGTGGGGTTGACTCTCACCCAGACTAGAGAGAACTATGACTACATAGACATCACGGTATTCCAACCGGGAGAATTCATAGCTTCAACGCCAACTGGCACAACCTGCACTATATCAATTGCTAACCCTGCTGTGGTTTCGCTGACCAGCCATGGATTTTCCGCGGGAGATGTGATAAAATTTACCACCACTGGTGCTCTACCCACAGGCTTGAATCAACTAGATAGATTTTTTGTCAGCGCCACGGGTCTGACAGCAAACGCATTTGAATTATCAGCTCTGCCCGGCGGTTCAAGTGTAGAAACCACTGGCTCACAGAGTGGTGTACAAAAAGTAGGCAAGATAACAGGTCGTATTGGTGACACTGCTTTTGCAGTGACACCGCTTGCTACCACAGAGACATCTAGACTAAGTGCAGCAAGATTTATGTTCTTGGGCGAAGAATATGTTATCAGCAGCTATCAGGGCCCTGCTGTTACAGGTACCACATTCGGTAGACTCATACTAAATCGTGCCTTGGTCAATGCCATAAACAATTTATCTACCAGCTATACCATAAAAGCTGCTGTGGGCATACGTACCAGCGGCAGTCTTGGTACCTTGACTATTAGGATTTCGCTGACTCGAGTCACTGGACACGATTTGCTAGAGATCGGCACGGGATCTTACGCAGACACCAACTATCCCAAAGAGATATATGGAGCCAGTGTTAATACTGTAGATGACACCAAAGAAACCGAAGAACGTGATGTTGGTCGCTGTTTTTATGTGACCACTGATCAATTTGGTAATTTTTCGGTGGGCCCATTTTTCCGTGTTGACCAAGGCACAGGCCAAGTCACGTTCTCCAGCAGCATTGCACTGAGCAATCTTGACGGTATAGGATTCAAGCGTGGTGTTCCAGTCAGTGAATTTTCCACTGACAGTGGTTTTTCCGACAATGCCACAGACACGGTACCCACAGAAAATGCCACACGCAAGTACATAGAACGTAGACTGGGTATTTCTCATGATGGCGTAATTGTCTCTCCATCAGAACTGATTCCACTTACCACGGGCGGTTTCCTAAGCCTAGATGGACAGTTAGGTATGAAATCCGACATGAACTTGAATTTCTTCAAGATTACAAATGTCGCTGACCCTACAACTCCGCAGGATGCGGTAAATCTACGTAGTCTTACACTGGCTAATTTGCAAAACTATGCTGGCTCGGAGGCCCTAGGTGGCCAGTTCATGATATTCACTGGAGTAGGCAATACCTTGATCAATGCCAGTGTCACTGGCGATTTGACCTTTGATTTACGCACAGGTGTAGACTCCACTCTAAACAATGTGGATGTACAGCTGAATTCCGGTGTGGTGACCAATACCGAAGTGTCAGCTTCTGCTGCTATCGTACAAACCAAACTCACGCTGAACATAGCCACAGCATTGTCGGCCGCTCCGACTGGTTCAGCAGCTGCTATACAAGCAGTTAGTGGACTCAGCAGTTTCAATAATTCAGACTTTGTGGTCACTGACGGCTTTGTCACATTGAAATCCAATAGCGTGGCACTGGGTGATTTGGTTCAGCTATCACCTGATACCTTGATAGGCAACAGTGGAATAAGCACTGCCAATGCTGCAGAAGTCGCATTTACCACTGTGGTAGATGAAGGACTGGCAATTAAAAAATCACAGTATTCATCCGTGGGATTTTTACGCAGAACTGGGGGATCAACAGCTTCTGATGCAAATTATGCCATGGTGGCTGGATCAGCAGGAACCAGCAGCGTGCCTGGAGCCAGCGAGATCATAGTACGAGACTCAAACGGTGACTTTGGTGGTAGAACAGTGGATGTGTCTAACATCAAGATAGACACACAATTGGCCATTGATTCAGCAGTGACTGCCACTGGCGGTTATCTACGCTATTACGGATATAACAACGCCGGTGGTATATTGATCAGTGAAGGATCTTTGGCTGCAGATGATAGAACATCGTATTGGAATGACAGCCATGAATTTAAAACCCAGAATGGTGTTTCAAATGCTCCTATCACTGCGGTAGGTGCTATCACCAGTACTGGGGCTTTGTCAATAGTAGGCGCAATTACTGGAGTAACAACAATCAATGCCAGCAGCACGATTACCTGCACTGGTATCCAGGCACAGACTCTAACCACGGGTGGTAATACCACAGCTGGTACTATAACTGGTCGATGGACCTTAAGCGGTACAAGCCCAAATGAATCAAGAATGCAGGCTACCTACTCCGCTGACCTTGCAGAAAACTATGAAGGTGATCGAGAATATGAAGTTGGCACTGTGCTGGTGTTCGGAGGCGACAAAGAAGTAACTACTTCCGCAATCAAAGCCGACACACGAGTAGCTGGTGTTGTTTCTAACACCGCAGCATTTACCATGTATGAAGCATGTCCGGGATTGAAAAATCTAGTTGCACTACAGGGGCGTGTGCCATGTAAGGTGGTTGGTAAAATACGCAAGGGGGATATATTGGTCACCTCAGGCATACCGGGTGTGGCAGTGGCTGCTGCTGGTGATGTCAAAGTGGGAACTGTGGTAGGTAAAGCATTTGTAGAATACGATTCCGATCATATAGGTCTAATTGAAATAGCGGTAGGGAGAACTTAAACATGTCATTGCCAAATACAAATATCACTGTCGGTGCGCCACCCTTGTTATGGAGTGATGTCTACGAAGCATTTACAAAAATAAATGAAAACTTTGATTCCATTGCTGCTTCGTTAGGAGTCGCTGGAATTATTCCAATAAACTTCGAAACCTTAGATACTAGTTTAAAGCCCACAGCAAGCAATTTGTATGATCTAGGTGATATAACTCATCAGTGGAGATCAGTGTTTACAGCAGAACATACTACCACTGATCCGCTAAATGGTTTGTGGGCAGGAAGCGCACAGGTCAAAGGCGTGGGCTATACCATAAATCTACCAACAGCATCCACTGTGGGCGGGGATCCGCTCACTGGTATTGGTGCTGACTTGATCATTGATCCCAACAAAACATTCTTCAAAGAAATACAGATCAACAACGATCTATCGGTGGTGGCTACCACATTCGGTGACACAGTGAATTTTCTGTCGAGTTCAGGTATAGGACTAGCAGTGAGTTCTGGCGCTGACTCGATCACATTCTCAAACACCGGTGTACTAAGTGTTACAGCTGGCTCAGGCATCACTGCTGCCACTGTGAGTGGTGTGGCCACAGTAACTAATGACGGTGTTCGCAGCCTACAAAGTACCACTGCATTGCCCGCAGGTAGAACCACAGGTCTAGGTATTAACATAAACGGTGCAACTGGTGACAATCTAAGAATTACCAACGCAGGTGTGATTAGTATTTCATCTGGTGTAGGTATCACGGTAAGTGCTGATGCTGCCACAGGTGACGTAACTATCACCAACTCAGCACCAGCAGTTAATGCATTTACACAAATTCAAGTCGACGGTGATACTGCAAACAGATTACAGGCCGACGCAGTCAGTGATATACTTAATATCAATGGTGGCGAGGGAATTACCTTAACCAAGAACGTTGGAACGGATACACTGACCATTGCAGTTAATCCAGCGTTTGATCTTAAAGGATCAGTGTTTGGAGATGACAGTTCAGTTATTGTTAATGCCATTGATAGAATAGTAACTGCTGCTGGCGGGTTCATTGGAAACGTAACTGGAAACGTAACTGGTGACGTTAAAGGTTCATTATTTGGAGATGATTCAACTGCCATTATTAACGGTATTGATAACACAGTAACTGGCACCACAGTCACAGCAGGTGCTATTCGATTAACAGCCGGCACGATCTCTACCACTGATTCCAGCGGTATCACTGTTACCGCAGCAACAACTTTTAACACAGATGTTACCTTTGACAATGATATAACTATAAATCGTCAGGTTACAATTGGTGGTGATTTAATTGTCAACGGCACCACTACAACCATAAACTCTGTGACACTCACAGTGGATGATAAAAACATAGAACTAGGTTCAATTGCGTCTCCCACAGATGTCACTGCCGACGGCGGTGGTATCACACTCAAAGGCACTACAGACAAGACATTTACATATGTGAATTCCACAGGCTTATGGACAGCTAACATTGGTGTTCAAGCAACTTCGTTCACTGGACTTGCTGTCGCTGCTACCACTGCCAGCACAGCTGCCAGTGTTGGTTACATGGGTATACCACAGAGTGCTACAGCTACCACTGCCACATTGAATATCAGTGATGCGGGCAAACACATTTATGTAACAACTAACACCCAGACAATAACTATCCCGGCCAATAGCGTAGTACCATATCCCGTAGGAACTGCTATTACATTTGTGGCTGGCCCAAGTGCTACCACAATGACCATTGCCAACAACGATACTATGTATTTGGTAGGTGCAGGAACTTCGGGCTCAAGAACACTGGCTGCATACGGTACTGCTACTGCGATTAAGGTAGCAGCCACTACTTGGTTTATTAACGGGTCAGGACTGACATAATATGACCAATATCTATAATCAAAGGAAGCGAAATGGCAAAACAGAATATTAATGTAGGCACCGCAGCCAACGACAAGAAAGGCGATAGCCTACGAGCTGCCTTCCAAAAAGTCAATGCCAACTTCACAGAATTATACACTGAACTTGGATTAGTCAACGATGTCACCCTTAGTCTAGGGGCATTTGAATTCGCGGGCAGCACACTGAGTACCACAGACAGCACAGCCATAGTTATTGATCAAGCCACAACTGTTACCAGTAACCTGTCAGTGGGTGGAGACATTCTGCCACAGACTGCTCTTGGTGGGGATCTAGGCTCAAGCACACTGCCTTGGCGCAGCCTCTATGTCAGCAACAACACAATTTATATTGGTGGTGTTCCAATAGGCCTAAATGCTAATGGTAATTTAACAGTCAACGGCAGTCCAGTTACAGGCGGTGGTGTAAGTAGTTTGGTCAACGGTGCTAACACAGTCAGCCTCGGCTCAGATGGCGTATTAACATTCCCTAACGGTCTTCTCAAGATTGCCGGTAATACAATTAGCAATTATGTCACCACTGAGTTTGGAGCCAGCGGAAGTCAACTTGAAGTGGCTCTGGCTAAAACTGTTATCACGAACGGAGTTACTAATAGTCTTGGCGAAGGTGGCCCGTCACTAATAAGTCAACATCTATTTGAAGTTAACTCCACCAAGATTCTCAATGCTTTCCAAATT